TGCAGTTGCAGTCAGAGCGATAGAAAGATAAGGTCTTATCATCCATAACATCCAGGTAATTAGGATAATAATCAAATTCATGATGCTTCTTAAACGTTATATCATCCCAGTCAGAAAGAGGATAAGGATGGGATTTCAAGTTGGTCTCATTAAGGCTGTACAGTCTCCAGAGCTCTGTGTTTGCCCCTTTTTTCTCTGCGCTGAGCGGCGGCCATTCTCTCTTGTTGGATAGATATCCTTCTACATACAGTCTGCAGAAACTATTGCGCAGGTCTTGGACGTGTCTATAGTTCCGTGGGTCTACTGATCTTGCCTCATCACGCACAGATTCTCCCCCTTTAGACGGATCAATCAGAGGGTGACCACAGATCTTCTGGAGGCCGAACAGCTCCACTGCTTCAGGGATAGAATGGTCCCCTTGGAGGATTGAATCTAGTTTGTCTGCCTGGAATGGAGATCTCCCTCCTAGTGATCTTTCCTTGTCACGAATCACCTCTAGCAGGTCTATGTGAGAATCTCCATCGCATTGTAAGCTGCCTGCTACCCGACTGATGTTGGTCTTAGCCAGAGACTCAATCTGTTTCCCAACACCATACCCTCTGTTTCTGTATCTAGTCACACACTGCTCAAACCACCTAATGACTTCCACTATTGACGACTCTAGAGTCGTGCTCCCATACACCACTCTAGCGGCAATCAAAGTGTTGAACTGGACTCTATACATGTCTTTGAGCATCAGTAATTGATCATAAGACACTAGATAGGCAGTGTCAGAGTTTTTTGGGACAATCATGGATACAAATGAATCAGAAATGACCAATGAGCGGGAGAGAGACACTTCCCGGACTCCGAGATCCCCCTTTGATCTTGCTATAGCTAGATCATTCACTACTTTCTCCATTTCCATGGCTACTGACAAGTAGGGTATCAAGCTCTTGGTTATGTCTGAGAAATCATAGGGATTGTAGCCCACACCCCACGGTAGTCCCCACTTAGCAAGGCCGGCCGATGCATGGGCTGTGAGGGATACAGCTACCGTTATCGCGTCCTTTGCCGCCTGTGTACCTGTAGTCTCTGAGAAGAAGGTTCTTATCAAGGGGTATTCAGAAGGGTCGAGGCACTCTATCTCCCTAGCCCCAGCTCCAACCAAGAATCGCTTGATGGTATGACTCTCTCCTCGATACTCATAGTTGTCTACCGATATCCCAGCTCTGGTCTCCAATAGCCTCAAATAGAACCGGTCTCTCCTATTGATTATGATGGGAGAGTTGAGATAGGTGTTGATGAAGTTTCTTCTTCCCATTCTAATACAGGACGATATCACGTGTTGATAAGCTTGTTTTAATTAATTGTCGTGGTTGATTCGTTTATTACTGGCGAAAAGGAAGGCAATCTGAAAGCATGGCTTGGTGGGCGAAGCCCAGGGCACTAGCATCTGACGAGATAAAGGTAGATCATTGTTGGAGAGCTATGTTGGCAAGCCTCATGTATCATTATTGAGATCAGCGAAGAGTTTGTTCATATCTTCCATGGTGAAAGGGATGGGATCATTGTGGCCGGTCTCTTCTGGGTGCAGGATTCCTGTGTCAACAAGTTCAGACTCAATTGCAGCCATCCTAGCATTGAGTGTCTTATTCTCAAGGTACAGAAATGACATGGCCTTTCTGCACCTTGAGAGTGTATCTCTTATGTAAGTGTTGGCCTCATCAGTCCCTCCTTGGGAATGGGGATGAATCTTTG